TCAGCGCGCCGGAAGCCGCTTCGCCAACTCCGCCTTGACCCTTGCCTCGAGCGCATCGGGCGTGGCCCCCAGCCGCCTCACCGCGTCCGGCACCGTGTCCCGCAGGTAGCGCACGCCGTCGTTGATCGCCGGGCTGCCCGTGTCGAGGGTCAGGCGCCCCGCGTAGCGCTGGACGATCAGCGCGGCGGCGCGGTCGGCCGCCCCGTCCAGCGTCGCCCGCGCCTCGGCCGAGAGCACGACGCCGATCCAGCGGCGAAGGGCCCAGCCGACGAGGGTGACCAGCACGGCGCCGAGGGCGGCGACCACTTCGCCCACCAGCGGCGAAAGGTCGACGCCGCCGCCGTCCGCCGCCAGCAGCGGGAAGGCGACCAGGCACAGCGCGACGGCGACCGCGAAGGTGCGGCCGAGCATGGCGAGCACGGCGCGGGCCATGCCCGCGCCGGTGATGACGATGATCTTCATTCTGATGCTCCTGTCAGGCGGGGAAATCAGGGAGCTCGACGGTCTGACCGGCGAGCGCGTGCGTGCAGTCCCCGAGGAACTGGATCCGCCCCTCCCGCACGTACGAATGGCAGACGAAGGACGTGCGGCGGTCGGCGAGCATCGCCTCGCGCTCGCCGTCAGTCCGCTTCAGCAGGGCGTCCCACTCTCCGTCGGTCAGATCGTCCCGGGTCCCGCGCACCAGGATCGACGGCGAGAAGGTCGGCCGGTCTCCGTCTCCGTTGAAGTCCCAGCGCGGACGCGCGAGGCCCGCGCCGACGGTGACCTGGTGCGCCTCGCCGCAACCAGGACACCAGAATGCGACGCGGCCTCCCTCCAACCGGCGCAGCTTCGCTCCGAACGCGGACATCGGCGGTGCTCCTTTCAGGCTTCCACGGCCGCGGGAAAGCCCCTCTGCGCCTGCAGCGCGGCGGAGAGGGCGACGTAGGTCCGGGCCTGCATGCGGGTCTTGATGCGGGGGTCGCCGACGGCCTGGGCGAAGGCCTGCAGCGCGGCGAGCGTCAGGGGCCCAACCTTCCCGTCGGCCGGGCCGCAGTCGAAGCCCAGCTCGTTGAGGGCGATCTGACCTTCGCGGGGCGTGTCGATCTTGCCGATGATCCCGTTGTCGATCTCCGGCGCCGAGATCGAGCCAGCGAACCGCGCCCAGGCGTCGGCCATCTTCTCGTCATAGCGGTTCAGGCGATAATTCGGCCCATTGTAGGCGTGGGCGAAGGCGGCCCAGTCCCGCCGCTGGAGGGCCCGCAGCGCCGCCGGGTTGGCCCGCACGAAGCCCACGAAGGCGGCGAGCTGCTGCGCCTCGTCCTCGCACACGGCGCCGACGAAAAAAATGACCGGCCATCAGCAGGATCGCCTGGCGGATGGCCGGGGGAACGTCGCCGCCGGCGCCGTAGCCGCAGGTGATCTCGACCCGGACGGCATCGGGCCTGTCCGCCGTCGTCGGCCAGGCGGTGAGCGCGGCCCGCTCGATCGCTGCGCCATCCGAGGCCTGGACGAGATTGAACGCCGAGGCGTCGAGGTTGGCCGAGTCTCCGGCCGCGGTCGTGTAGCTGATGGAGGCGGCCGTCACGGGCCGGAGCGGCAGCAGGATGCGCCCGTCGCTCGGAAACCCGCTCAGGGCGACGCGCCACCTCTGCGTCAGCAGGCACCGCCCCAGGATCCCCGACCAGCCGTCGAGGTGGCTGACCGCGGACGTGATCAGCCCGGCGATCAGCTCGTCGTCTGCATCGTGATCCACGCGCAGATGGCTCTTCACGGCTTCCAGCGGAACGACGTCGCCGGACGGGGCGAGCGTGCGGACCGGAACCTGCGCGTGGATCATCGCTCGGTCGCCCCTCAGCCCGAGACGTAGGCGGTGGCGGCCACGGTGGCGCCCTGCGTCGCCGGGCGCCGACGCGGCTTCAGCACCGCGATCGTCTCGCCGAAGGCGATGTTCGCGGTCGCCGAGGTGACCACGGCCTGCAGGTAGCGCGAGGCCGGCAGCCGGACCTCGACCGCGAGGGCCTGGCCGTTGAGGTCGTCGTTCACGGCGCAGGTCGCCGCGGCCTCGGCGCCGTCGACCGCGGCCATGCCGCTGTCGCTGTCGGCGCTGTTGCCCTCGACCTTCAGGGTCGCGACGCCGGTCGCGACGCTGTCGGAGATCGGCACGATGAAGGTGACGGACTCGTAGTCGCTCATGTCGATGCGGCTGGAGTTGTCGTCGATGGTCGATCCGGCCGCGACCGCGGCGTTCACCACGCGGATCTCGTGGTTGTCGATCAGCCCGTGCATCGGGGCCTCCTGTCTCGTGATGTCGGGAGAGGAAGGGCGCGGCGCGCCAGCGCCGCACCCGCCCTGCGCCTCGGCCTTCGCGGGGAAGGCCCCTCCGTCAGGAGGTGGCGAACTTCATCGCCTTGTAGGCCTCGAAGTTCACCACGCCGCCGCCCACCCGCTTGGTCGAGTAGAACAGGACGTAGGGCTTGGCCGTGTAGGGGTCGCGCAGGACCCGGATGCCGGTGCGATCGACGACCAGGTACGCCTGCCGGAAGTCGCCGAACATGAGCGACAGGGAGCCGTCCGCCAGCGCCGGCATGTCTTCGGCCCGGGTCACCGGATAGCCCGCGACGCGCTCCGGCTCGCCCAGCACCAGCGACGGCTGCCACAGGTACTGGCCGGTCGAGTCCTTGAACTTCCGGATCAGGGTGACCACCGCCCGACGGGTCAGGAACCGCGCGTTCGGCAGGTACGCCTCCTTCAGCAGCCCGACCAGGTCGAAGAGCTTGTCGGCCGGGTTCGAGATCGCGAAGGCGCCGGCGCCGCCCGAGATCACATGCCCGACCTTGCCCCAGTCCACGCCCGAGCCGGCGTCCGCCTCGGTCGCGTAGGCCGCGAGGCCCTTCGGCTTGGCGATGCCGTTCCCGACCACGAAGGCCGCGTTCTCCATCCGCGAGATCTTCTCGCCGACCTTGTCGCCGAGCCAGCCCTCGACATCGACCGCGGCGTCGTCGAGCAGCTTCTGCGTCGCCTTCGGCTGTGCATAGAGCTCGTGCACGTCGATCTTCCAGCGCCCGAGCTGCGGCGTGCCGGTCTCCGGACGGGCGTCGGTCTCGCCCACCCAGCCGGCGTCCGCCTCGTCGAGGTCCTCGCCGCCCTCGATCGAGTCGGTCGAGATCGTGATGACGTCGGCGATCTGGCGGATGGGGGAGGTCTCGAAGACCTTCTTCACGATCCGGCCGTTCACGTCGGGCGTGACCAGGTAGCCGCCGTCCGGGTCCGACCCGACCGACATCGCCTTCACCTGGTCGGCCGTCAGCAGCCGGTCGTTCTTGCGCAGCATGTCGCCGAACGCGGCCTTGTAGGCGGCGTAGCCGTCCTCGTCGAGCGGCTCGAAGCGCTGCTTGCGGTCGGCGGCCTCGGCGCCGGCCGTCAGGTTGAACGCCTTCACCTCGGCGGCCGCGTCGTCCGCGCCCTCCTTCCCGCGGCGCGACATGCGCAGCTCGAGCTCCTCGCGCTCCTTGGCCTCGGCCTCGAGCTTCTTCTCGAGCCGGTCCTTGGCCTCGACTGCGTCGTCGAGCGTCTTCTCGATGCGCGCGAGCTTCTCCTCGGTCAGCCCGTCGGCCTTCTTCAGCTCGGCGTGCGTTTCCTTGAAGGCCTCGAAGGCCTTGCCCTGCTCTTCGATCAGGGCCTTCAGTTCGATGTTGTCCAGCGGCATGGAACCCTCCTCAGGACAGCGTTGCGATGTTGCGGCGCAGGGCCGCGACCAGATCGGCGTCGTCCTCGTCCCGAGGGTCCGAGCCTTGGAAGCCGCGAGAGGCGATGCTCTTCGCGGCGGCACGCGAGAACCCTGCATCCCGCAGGAAGTCCTCGAATTCGCGGATGGTGCGGATGCTGTCGGCCTTCGCGCCGGTCACGCGGGCGCGGTCGTTGGCCGGGAAGGTGACGACCGACAGCTCGATCAGCTCCACCTCGTGCAGACGCCGGCGCGGCTCGCCGGTCTTCGTGCCGAGCGTGAAGCGCCGGGCGCGGTAGCCGATGCTCAGACCGTCGAGGGCGCCGCTCTTCAGCCCCTCGTGGATGTAGGTGCCGCGCTCGGTCCCGAGCGCGAAGAGGCGGCCCTCGACCTTCAGGCCCTTCGCCGTCTCCTCCATCTGCGTCCACACGCCGATCGGCAGGAGGTCGTCCACCGGGCCCAGGAACCCGCCGTGCTGCAGGAGCATCGGGGGCAGCTTGCCGAGCTTCTCCCATTCGGCGAGCGACTTCGTGAAGGCGCCGCGCTCGATGACGTCGCCGTAGGAGTCCTGGTTGCCGAAGACCGCGCCGTAGCCGGCGAACGTCCCCGTCTTCTCGTCGACGTCGTCCGCCGCGAGCTTGATCTCGATCCGGTCCATGTGGGTCTCCTAGGCGGTCGGGGGCGCAGGCTCGGGCGAGGGCAGCTTCTCGCCGCCGTCGATCGGGTCCAGCTCCTCGAGGGCGCGGACTTCGTTCGGCGTCATCCAGGCGGTCCCGTGCCCGCCGGCGCCGAGCGCCTTGGTGTAGAACTCGGCGCGGTCGGCCGCGGCGCCCCGCATCAGGGCGTTCGGGTTGAACTTCACGTAGAGGCCGGCGGCCCGCTCCTCGGCCGTCAGGAGGCTGACGTCGGCGCTCTGCTCGATCCTCTCGAACCAGGGCGAGAGGGTGTGCACCACGTGCGCCAGGAACATCTGCTCGGCGCTCGCATAGGTCGCGGTCTTGTCGGCGTAGCCGATCATGATCGGCAGGACGCCGAGCGCCCTGCAGATCTCCTCGATCTGGTGCTTCCGGCTCTCGATCATCTGGGCGTCGCGGCCGGTCATCGACCGCGGCGTGTAGGTGGTTCCCTGATCGACGACGAGGGGCTTGCCGGCGCGCGGGCCGCCCGGCGCATGCTTGTCGAGCCAGGCGGCCAGGAACTCGAACCGCTCGGGGCTCAGGGTGTTGGCGATCGACAGGACGCCGCTCGTCTGCGCCCCGCCCTTCTGGAAATCGGCCTGCGTCTCCTCCAGTGCGATCCCCAGGCCGATCGCATCCCGGGCCAGCCTCACGGCGTCGAGACCCATCCAGCCGTTCCACGACGGGCCGCGCAGGTGCCAGATCTGGTCCTCGTCGAAGACCTCGATGCGGCCGTCGTCGCCGCGGACGCGGTAGCTCAGGCGCTCGCCGTCGTTCTTGACCGTGACCCGCGACGGCTCCAGCAGCACGAGCCGGCGCAGCTCTCGGTCCCGCCCCACCTGCCCTTTCCAGACGAAGGCGTTCCCGCCCATCACCAGGTGGAACATCAGCGTCTCGCGGAACGCGAAGGACGTCCGCCCCGGCGCCGGCTCCCGATGAAGGAGCCGATGCAGCGGGTGCTCCCGGGCGACCGACCGACCGCCGCTGGCCTCCTCGCGGTAGACCTTGACCGGCACCTGCGCCACGCCGTTGGCGAGCACCCGCACGCAGGCGAGCACCGTGGCGACCTCCAGGGCCCGGGCGGTGTTGACCGTGACCCCGGCGCGCGACTCCCGTCCGCCGAACAGCTCTCGCCAGAGATCTTCGGAGCCGAACTTCGCCTCGGGCCTCGAACGGCCGAAGAGGCGCCCGAGCCAGGTCACGCCGCGACCTCCCAGAAGCTCCGCCCGCCGGACGGCTCAGGGCTCCGCGCCATCAGGGTGGCGGCGTTGAAGCCGGCGACCAGCGGGTCGATCTTGGCCGAGCCGGAGGCCTGCTTGTTGATCACCCGCGCGTTCCCCCTCTGCTCGGCCTTCGCGTTGCCTACGCACCACGCCATCATGTCGGACCCGTCGTGCCGGAAGGTCCCGTCGTTCAGCTTGCGCTCCAGCGTCCAAACGGCGCCGGTCAGCCGCCAGCCCTGCATGACCGCCTTCACGAGCGGGTCCTCGATGCCCTCATCGGCGAGCGCATCGACGAGCGCGCCAACGCCGTTCGGGTCGATCCCGATTCCGTCCTCTTCGGGCAGCAGGCCCGCCTCGCGGAGGCGCACGCAGATCCCGACGATCTCGGCGATGTCCTGGACCGGATCGCCGCAGACGGTCAGCGTCTTCTTCGTCTCGAAGTCCCGAAGGCGCGGCCCGATATCCTTCCGCCGGTCGAAGACGATCGGGTGGGCCCAGGCGTGGAACCATCCGAGCCACGCCCGGGTGGTGGGACAGCGGCCGAACACGGCCAGGCCCATCAGATCGTCCAGGCCGCCGCCGTCGATGCCGACCGTGCAGACCTCGGAGGCGGTCATCAGCTCCTCCAACTCCGCGAGCTTCGGGTCTTTCCGCATCATCCAGAGGTCGGCGCCGATCCAGCGGTCGGCGTGCAGGCCGATTCCCACCTCGACGTTCAGATGCTGCGAGGCGAACAGCGCCAGCGCGTCCGGACCGTCGAGCTGCGCCGCCTCGAATTCGTCGCGCAGGTAGTCGAGCGAGACCGAGCGCTCGAGGTTCGGGTTCACCAGCTTCCACGTCGCCGGGTCCCGCCAGGCCCCCTCGGCCGCCATCTTCGTCGGCAGTTCGTAGAGCACGGCCAGCACCGGGGCGTCCGTGGCGCCGTCCCGCGCCGCCCTGGCCCGCCCGAGCTCCCGCTTGAACTGGCCCGCCGGCGGCGTCTTCGACTGCGTCGTGATCTGCAGGAAGAACCCGTCAGGCCGCGAGGCGAGGCCGCCGCGGAGCTCGAGGAAGATCTCGGCGGCCTTGGTCTTCGCGCCGAGCACGTGCGTCTCGTCGACCAGCACGTAGGTCGCCTTCGACCCGGTCACCACGTCGCCGTCCGCCGACAGGATCTTGATCTCCGCCTCCGTGTCCCGGTGGGTGATCTTCTTCAGGTGCAGCTGGACGTGGAACAGGACCGCCAGATCCGGGTCCAGCGAGATGATGCCGCGCGCCTGCTTGAAGGCGATGTCGGCGATGTTCTGAGTCGGCGCGATCAGGATCAGCTCGGCCGAGGGCCGCTCGTTGAGGATCGCGGCCGTGACGATGATCGCCGCCGCGATCGCCGACTTCCCGTTCTTCTTCGGCACCAGGAGGAAGAACTCCCGGATCATCCGGCGTTTCGTCTCCGGATCGTAGCTCCCGAAGATCGCCCGCACGAGGTCGAAGACCCAGTCCTCGCAGACCTCGCCATAGGTCGGGTTCCCGATCAGGTCGGGGACCTTCAGCCGCTTGAAGACGCGGAGCGCCCGCTCCGCCACGGCGTCGAAGAGCGGCAGCGCCGGCACCAGGCTGCGCCCCTCGAGGATCCGCTCCTCCCAGTCGGGAACTGCCGTGCACCAGGCCCCGCGGGCCCGGGCCTCCTCGAGCGTCAGTTCCATTTGCCGGGTGCCAGATCATCGCCCCAGGCGCCGCCGTCGCGCACGAGATCGGCCGCGGCGCGACGCGCCTCCTCCTTCTTGCCGACCTTCTCGTCCGCGGGCTCGTCGGCGATCCGCGCGGCGGCGAGGACTCGGTCGTTTCGGACGATCATCCGGTCGAGCTCCTTCATCGCCGACATGTCCCCCGAGGTCGCCTTCTTGATCACCACCTCGAAACGCCAGGCGTCGAGGCGGTCGCGCTGGACGCTCCGGGCCTTGAGCTCTGAAAAATAATACTTTTTCAGCGTCGGCAGCGAGACGTGCAGCGCGTCGGCGATCCGCTGGTTGGACCAGCCTAGCGCCAGCAACATGATGACTTTATTGCGGTTTTTCTGGCAGGCGACATGCGCCGGCCGCCCGCGTCGCCCGTTCGGGAGCGTCACGACGTCCCCGAACAGGTCCCGGACCTCGGTCATTCACGCCTCCGGCGAAAAAATTCTCTGCGTGTGGGCAGCCTCGGGTCTAGCGCCAGGACGGCCCTAGAGATCCGCCCCCCCCCTCCCCCATGGCCGGCGCGACGACCGTCTCGCATGGCCTCCGCCCGTAGGCCCGCCACCACGCGGAGGCCGCCGCCTCCACCGCCTCGGAGCGCCGGTCCGCGTCACGCGCGGCGTGGCGCAGGCAGGTTTCGACGGACGCCTCGATCACCACCACCTCGGCTGCTCCCAGGCGCTCCTGCCACCAGGCGCGCCGGTCGGCCGATGGCTCGAGCAGGGCGAGCCATGCCGCGCCGCCCGTCCGTCGAGACAGGTCCGCCAGCATGGCGTTGCGTCTCCACAGCGCATCCTGCAGATGCGCCTCGCGGTCCCAGTCATGCCGCACTTCTCCACCGACCAGCCCTGCGGCGATCACGTCGAGGTCAATGACCACGTCGTTCGGCCGGCGGCGCTCGGCGATGTACCGGCTCTTGCCGGCAGCTGGTGGCCCGGCCACGATGGTCAGCGGGATCGCCGAACGCCGGAGCCAGCCGGGATAGGCCGTCGCGTTGCGCCCGCCCCGCCGCCGCTCGATCCGCTGTTTCGTTCCGTCGTGGCAGGGCTTGCACAGGGTCTGGAACGGGCCGGCCCAGAAGCGGGCCTCGTCGCCGCGGTGCGGCTCGACGTGGTCGCAGACCAGCTTCGAGGTGTCGCCCTCCACCCGGCCGCACATGGCGCAGGTGAACAGGTCGCGCACCAGCACCGACCAGCGCAGCTTCTGCCACCGGGCCGTCTTGTACCAGGCGCGCCACCCGTCGGCCGCATCGCGAAACCGGGACCGCTCGGCCTCGGTCGGCGCGGGCCGCGCCAGACGCGGCTGCAGCCGGCCGACCCGGGGGGCGGCGGTGCGCAGGCGGGCCATGCGGGACCTCAGGCAGGGGCTGAAACGAGAAGCGCCCGGGCGAGGTCCTCTCGTCCGGGCGCAGTTCTATCGTTCGGGTAGGTTGCCTAGCTGTGGCCGATAGTCAACACCTTTCTTCGAGCCACGGCCGCATCGGCGGCAGCTCGTCGGTCAGCGCCCACTGGTCGAGCTTGCCACGCAGTCCCACCGAGAGGTCGACCACCGCGAACCACCACCGCAGATAGGTCTCGCGGTCCGCCTCGATGCGGGCCAGCGAGGGGCGGTAGACGACGGGGCACCACCGGACCTCGCGGGTCGAGGCCCTGCCCCCTCGGCCGCGGGCCTTCACCTCGATCCGCTCGACCACCTCGGTCCGCGCGCTGTAGCCGTGCGCGCCCGCCTGCCAGGCCGCAGGCTCGACCCGGACCTCCGCCATGGCCAGGCCGAGCGGGCGCGACCCGGACCGCGCGCTCTCGGCGATCGTGACCGCCAGCCACCAGGGCAACCGCCCCACGGCCGCCGCGATCGCCTCGGCGTCGTGGTGCGCCGCGCTCACCCCGCCGCCATCGACCCGGGCGCCCAGCTCGGCCTGCCGGATGGCGACGTATTCGAGGCCGTAGGACGGCCCCGCCGGCGCGACGGACGCGCTGGGATGGTCGAGGCCGACGCGCTCGTTTCGGAAGGCCCATTCGAGCGCCCGCTCGATGCCGCCCGTCCATCGGGCCGGCGGCAGGCATGGGCGGCCGCGCGCCGCGCTTCTCAGGGTCGCCTCATGCCGCATCGTCCACCCCCATCGGCTCGCTCGGGAACACCAGCGCATGGACACGCGCCCGCCCGGCCTCCCATTCGGCGAGCAGGCGCAGGTCGTCTTCGCTCGCCCGGCCCTGCCCACGCCGGCGCTCGGCCGAGGCGACGTCCTTCGCGCGCTCGGCCGCTCGGCTCCTGATCCCGCGCCGGGCGTCCTCGCCCGGCGGCGGCCGCTTCGCGCGCACGAGGTATCGCGCCAGCTCCGCGGCCTCGAACGGGCTCCGCTCCCAGGCCTCGCGGCCGGCGGCCGAGCGCATGTAGCTGGTCAGCAGGCGGTTCCCCGCCGGGGGCGGGGTCTCGATCCCCTCCGCGTAGCGCAGGATCACGAGGTCGGACGGCCACACGTCGCGTCGCGGACCCTCGCCCAACCGGGCGAGCACCTCGCGCAGCGCCTGCAGGCCGGACGGGCTCATGTACGCCAGGCGCTCGGCCAGCTTGCCCATCCGCTCCCGGTGGGCCTCGACCGTCACGCTCGCCTTGCGCCGCATCCCCTGCGCCTCCAGCGGCTCGATCAGCAGGGTTCGCACGCGGGTCCGGCCCGGCATGTCCTTCTCAGCCTGTTCCCCGGTCTCGGTCATGTCGGCCTCCTGCTGTCCGAAGGGGTAAGGGGATCTTTCAGATCAGGTGTTCTCTAGGTCGGCGACAGCTGTCGGAGACGGTGTCGCGACACTGTCCGTCACTGTCGTGACGACAGTTCTCAGCGCCCTTCGCGGCGCCTGCGTTCCTCTTCGATGTCAGTGATTTGCGCGCCGATCATCTCGGCGTAGCCCAGGAAGATCAGCGCCGCGCGGACGGCCTTCCGGGTGATGTCGCTGCCATGGCCCTGGACGTGCTCCAGAACGCGCATCTGCAGCGACTGGTCGGCGATGACGCGGCCGGGAAGCTTGTTCCACGCCATCTGCTTGCGCACCCGCTCCAGGTGCTTGGACAGGACGCCCTCCTGCGCGCGGCTCTTGCGCCGTTCGATCCCGTCGACGGCGGCCACGACGGCACGGGTGAGCTTGGGATGGTGCAGCCGCACCTCCCAGCCCGCCGAGATGAAGCCGGGCTCCACGAGGCACAGGACCGGCTCCCAGCCGCGCAGGGCGCCGTTCGCGCGATGCACGCGCCACGCCTCGACGGTCGCAGCGCTCCGCGCCGGACCGATGCCGGCGAGCTCGCCGAGCTTCGCGTCGTCGTCGGGCAGCGTGCCGGCCGTATCCTGCTTTGCGGCGCGGCCCCACAGCAGGTGGCCGTAGAACCCGGCGGCCGGATCGACCTCGCCGCGCCAGCTGGAATTGTTGAGCGCCTCGACGTCGAACTGGATCCACGAACCGCTCAGGCGCTGGCCGAGCGCCAGGGGATACTGGTCGAGGCCGGGGGGCGGTTCCGGGTCGCCATGGAAGTCGTCATCCATCGAGCCGCCCCTCCCGCGCCCGCAGCAGCTCCACCGCCGCCCGGGCGACCTCGACGCGCACGCGCTCCCAGTCGCCGGTCTGGTGCTGGGAGCGGATCGCCTGGAGCACGTCGTTGGGGTGCAGGCCGACGCTGGCCGCCCAGATCACGTGCTCGACGGCCATCGACTGGGCGCGCTGGAACAGGTCGGCGTCCGCGGCGTTGTCGAGCGGCACGGGGACGGTCGGGCGGAGGGCGGCGCGGGCGGCCACGATCATGCCTCCGGCCCGGGCACGACGGTCGGCGTCAGCGGCTTGCGCCCCCTCTGCTGGACCGGCAGCGGCTCCGACCAGTCGAGCGGCGGCTCGGCGCGGGCGCTCGACCCCGGCAGCATGCCCAGGGCGTTCATGTAGAGCTCGAGCATCGCCTCCTCCTCGGAGCGCTCCTCGGGCTTCTTCTTCCGCAGGGCCACGATCTTGCGGATGGTCTTCGCGTCGAACCCGTTGCCCTTGGCCTCGGCGTAGACCTCCTTGATCTGCTCCGAGACCTCCTTCTTCTCCTCCTCGAGCCGCTCGATGCGCTCGACGATTGCGCGCAGCTGGCCGGCCGAGACGGTGGTCGCCGAGAAGTCGTCGTCGTCCGCGTCCTTCATTCGTCCCTCCCATCGAGGCGGAGGAGGTCGCGCGCCGGCTGAGTTCCGCAGGCTGCGGCCGCGGCGGCCTCGGCGGCTTCGCCGGCCAGCGCGAAGAAGGCTGCCCCGTCCGTGTAGCAGTCGGGCCGGTGCGCGCCCTGCTGCGAGCGCACCGCTTTGAGCATCACCATGAAGAACCAGCCCTCGACCTCGGTCAGGTCGCGGCCGAAGGCGGCGTTGAAAGCCGCCACGGTCGCCGCCATGGACCGCTCGCCTTCGGGGCGATCATAGGTGCGGGCGCGGTCGGCCATCTCGGCGGCGGCCTGGGCGAGGAACTCGGGCGCGTTCATTGCCGACCTCCCGGAAAGAGGTTCGACTGGCGGGCATCGTCGCTCCGGTGCAGCCTGAGAAGCTCCGTCCTACCAGAGCGCGCGGCCCGATCCCAAACCACCCAGGCCGAGTTCATCGGCGGCGCGCCGGCCCCCGTGAAGTCCACTTTCCAGCAGACGGCGTAGAGGCGCGCCGGCGGCCAGCGCCGCAGCACCGAGTCCAGCCCAGCAGCGCAGAACCAGTTCCAGTTCAGGAGCACGGCCATGTAATCGATGCCGAGCGCGCCCAGGGCATGCTCGACCCAGCGGCCACGGCCGTCGCGCGCGTTGATCTCGAAATACGGCGGGTTGGTGATGATCGCCGGCGCGGGCGCGGCCTCGAATGCGTAGAAATCCCGGATCTCAGCGCCGCATCCGCGATCGACCAGGTCCGACCCGATGCAGCGATGGCCGGCCGCGACGATCTCCCGAACCATCGCGCCGTCGCCGGCAGCGGGCTCCCAGATCGTGTGGAACGCGCCCAGCCGATCGGCCTCGGCGTGCAGCAGCGCCCGCGTGGGCTCCGGCGGCGTGGGGTAGAAGTCGAGCGGCTCGCGCTCGACCTTGGCGACCTTCTCATAGACGCCGGCGACGTCGCGCTGCAGCACGGGCTTCGCCGTCTTCCCTGCAGCCCTGAACAGGCCGCGCGCCGACGCTGGCCCGCTCATCCCGCCCGCTCCTCGAATGCCCAGGGATCGAGGCCGGTGCGCCGGCGCACCCGCTCGACCAGGTCGGCGATGCCGTCGAGCCGGCCGTAGGTTCTGCCGCCGGTCGGGGTCGGGATGGCGAACACCCGGACCGGCTCCGCCTTGCTCCGGCAGCGCGCCAGCACGGCGGCGTCGCGGCGGGCGCGCTCGGCGGCCGTCATCCGCGACAGGGCGACGTCGATCACCTCGGTTCCGACGGCCAGCTCCATGCGGATTTCGGCCCGCGACCAGCCGCAGAACAGCAGCGCGCGCACGTCCTCGAACCGTCGGGCCTTTGTTGCCGCGTCGCGCCGGCGCAGATCGGGCGCCTCGGGCTCGGGCTCGGGCTCGGGCTCGACGGCGCCGCGCGACCACTCGGGCCCGCCGAGGCTGATGGGTCTGTTCATGCGATCCTCCGGGAAGAGGCCCGCCGGCGGCGCAGGGGCCGGCCGGCGGGCAGTTTCGACAGGGAGGAGCCGGGCAACCACCCGGCGGACGCCCGGCTGTCGGGCCGGGACCTCGTGATCGGGCCGCGCCCGGAAAGGATGGCGGCGGGGGCGAGGTGACGCGCCCTGCGGGGCCCCGCAGGGCCGCCCTCCGCCGCCGCCAGCCAGGCAGGGAGGGGCCCGGCCGGCATCTGGAAATCGGGGCCGGGCGTCTCGCCCCCGGCAGGCGCCGCGCGGCTGCATTCGACGCTCTTCCCCGGCCGGGCCCATTCGCACGCTCCCGGCCGGCCTGCGCGTGTCGTTGACCCCGTGGCGGGGCATGCAGCCTTGTTCCGGAGCGGAACCCGGTCAGGTGCGCAGGCATGAAAAGGATCGCGCCCCGCCGCCGAGGGGGTCGGGCATGCGGGGCGCGCACCGGCCGGCGCCGAGGGGATGGGCGCGGGCCGGAGAGGATGACGGGCGGGGGCGGTCACGACGACGCCTCCCGGGTCAGGTGGGCGCGGGCGGCGGCGATGGCCTCGGCCGCGAGATCGAGGTCGAGCTGCAGGCGGCGGGCCTCGGCGGGCGTGATCCCGGCGCCGCCCGGGCCCCGGGGGTCCGTCGCCTCGACCATGTGAGCCCCGATCTCGCCCGCCAGGCGAAGCACGGCCGCGACGGCGGCCGAGAGCGTGCCGTCGTCGGCGCCCAGATCGCGCACCTCCGCGCCGGCCATGGCGGCGAAGTGCCGGGCGACGACCAGCGCCGCCGGATCGGACCCCGCCGCGATCTCGTGCAGCGCGGTGACCGGCATGCGGCGCCCGTTGGTCTCCGCCGGGTCGCACCAGTGCGAGAGCGTGGCGGCGTCGAAGCCGTGCCGGGCCTGCACCTCGCGCCGGCGGGCGGCGTCGAGGAAGTCGGAGATCATGGCATGCGCCGTGCCGACGGCCTGGATGCGGGGCGCGCCCATGGTCAAAGCCCCCCGGGGTTGTTGCGTTGCGGCGAGACGCGACGCGCCGCAGGGTTCAGGCCACGAGCCGCGCGCCACCGGGGCGCGAGGATGAACGAAAGGACTCGACCGATGATGACGCGGGGGCCACCATGCGGGCGGATTTCGGAGGGGGGTGTTCGATGGAACTGGTGCTGCTGTGGCTGGTTTTCGTGGGCGTGGTCGCCTGGTGGGCGAGCGCCTGGGGACGCAGCGTGGGCTGGGCCGTCGTTGGATCGCTGGTCCTGTCGCCGCTGATCTGGGCGGTGGTGCTGCTTGTGCTGGGACGGAACACCGAGGCGGCCGACGGCGCGGGCTCCGATCTGATGGGTCCCATCGTCGGCTCCACTGTCTGTCCGGTCTGCCGGGCGCCGGTCACACTTCGTCAGCGCCAGATCGACGCCGGCTGCTTTCAGTGCGCCAGCTGCGGCGCGACATCCGACCTCGCCGCGAAGGCGAAGCCCAAAGCCGAAGGGCCGGCGCGCATTCGAAACGCCGGCGGACCCGACGCGGCTGCCGATTGCCCGGGGTGCGGGGCCGCCGTGCCAATCGCCTTCGACGACGCGAAGGCCGGGAAGGCGACCTGCCCTCAGTGCTGGCGCAACTTCGAAATCGCGGCGGGGTAGGGTCATGCGGCGCGCTCCTCAGGGTCCGAGGCGCCAGCAGAGTCCACCACCGCAACCATCAGGTCGGGCCAGGCCTCCGCCTCGGCCGTTCCGAAGAGGGCCAGTGGGATCGAGACATCTCCGCGGCCGAGAGCTGCGAAGTCGCCGAACCATGCGGAGGGGAACACGCGCTTTCGATATGCGGCCCGCAGCGCCTCCTCGCCCCGGCCGACGGCCGCGAGGACGACGGTCTTGCCGCCCAAGGCCTCAATGAGGGCCTGCATTTCTCGAAGTCGGTCCATGGGCGGGACCATAGGGTATAATTTTTACCCATTGCAAGGGGTATTTCTTGGCACGCTTACGCTGCACCGCACTGGGGGTATTGTTTCACCATGAACGATGAAGCGATTGCCCGGTATTGGGACGATTCGAACGAGGCCGTGGCGTGGCGCTGCCGGGTGGTGCGCGCGGCCTCGGGCCTGTCGCAAACCGCCTTCGGCGAGGCCGTCGGCGCCAACAAGGAGCTCGTGAAGTCCTGGGAACGTGGCGGATCACAGCCGCAACGCCCCCACCTGCGCGCTCTGCGCGAAGCGTTCCAGATCACGTCAGACTTCATTCTGATGGGCGACTGGCAGAGCCTTCGCGCTGGTACTTGGAGCGACCTTCGCGCCTCGGTGAACGCCGACGGAACACTGGTAAAACGCCAAACAGCACGAAGTCGGTAGACACCCCAATTCGACGCAAGCACTTGGCCAGATTGATCCAGACGGCCCCCATGCCGATCCTCCCGATTGAATAAGGCAACCATCCTATCGCGGCGCGGATCGCCGCTGCTACCAATAGATGAATGGACCGGATAGATTTCGCCACCCTTAGTATGGGTATCTTTTTTACCCTTTATGGATTGACAGGGGTATAAATCATACCCTAGCGTCCCCTCCGTCAACCCCGACGGAGGACCCCATGTCCGACCCCACCCCGGCGCATCGCGCCTACTGCATGGTCCCGCTGTTCTTGCCGACGGTGAGCCGGGACAAGCTCGCCTTGGAGATGCCTGACGGCATCATCGCGTTCCGAAAGGCAACCTCGGCGCCGGCCCTTTTGGTGAAGCTCTCGCTGGAAGGCGAGGTTATCCACGCGCTCATGCCGCTGCACGCCGCGCGCATGATGGCCGAGGTTCTCGCCGAACTCCTCGGCGAGAAGGCGCGCGTCGCGGCTGAACCGGCGCAGCCCGAGCCGCCCGCGCCCGACGATCTCGTCCTCGCGTCGGTGGACGCCGAGGGCCGCATCGTCGCCTGGACGCGGTTCCACCGCGACGACCCGGCGTTCGTGGGCAAGACCCTGATCGATCAGGGCGGGGAGGGCCGCACCCTCCGCCTGATGACCAGCGACAGCGTCTGCGCCGCGCTCGCCGCCGAGGCCGCGGCATGACCGCCCCCACCCCCCGCTCCTGGCTGCTGACCCGCGCCGACCGCGACTTCGCCGCCTATGAGGATGCGCTCGCCGCGCTGCGCGCCGCGGGCTTCGGCGTCGGCGCGATGCAGGGAGACGACCCGGCCGGCCTGCGCTTCGGCGCGTCCTACATCGCCAAGTGGCGCAACCTCTCCGACACCGCCTGCGAGACCCTGCACGGGGTGCTCAGCGGCTCGCCGCGCTTCGGACCCGTGCGCATCGACCTGCACGACGCCTGCCCGCCCGAGGCCGCGCTGGCGCTCGCCCGGGCCCTCGCCACGATCCCCTCGGCCGCGCCCGACGCGCCCGCCCCGCTGACCATCGGCGAGGCCGTCGTCAAGTTCGACGTCACGCCGCGCACGCTGCGGTTCTGGGAATACCGGGAGCTGATCGCGCCGATCCGCGACGGACAGCGGCGCCTCTACCCGGCGCCCGTGCTCGCCCGGATCGAGCGCATCGTGCAGCTCAAGGCGATGGGCTTCGCGCTCGAGGAGATCCGCGGGCTGCTCGACCTCGAGGCGGCCGGCGACGCCGGCGTGCCGCTGGCGACCCGCATCACGATGCTACGCGAGCGCGCCGCCCGCCTGGAGGACGAGCAGGACCGCGCCGAGCGCGCCCACGATCTCGTGGTCGAAGAGCTGCGCGCCCTCAAGGTGGCCGACGAGGCCGACGAGGCCCCGGCCGAACCCCGCCCGGTCCTGATCGAGGGGGAGGCGCACGCATGGCCGGCGTGACCCCCACGGCGACCTCTGGAGCGGCGCGTCCTGGTCGGGGGAGATCCTCAGAACGAGGGGAATGCCGGCAGGCGGTGGAGCGTCATCGGGCTGAGATCCCCGGCGCGAAGCCGAGCCCATCGGCGGCGCGCCTGAGCGAGATGCCGACGACGCATCGAGGCGCCGGCTTGCCATCCGGCGCGAGCGGAAACGCTCGCCCCGCCGAGCGCGACATCGGTCGCAATTCGCTCGAGGTCGCTGTCAGGAAGCAGAACCTCGTCGATCACCGCACACACGATGACCAGGCGAATGCGGGACAGCCGCGCGTCCTCGCCGATCCATCGATCGATCGCGGAAACCGGGGGGCCGAGGTCGGCCTGGTCACGACCGACCGCGGCCACGGCCACAGTCGTCTGAACGAGATCCCGGATGGTGGCTGGCAGATCATCGAAGAAGGACATCAGGGCCCCGCGCACGCTGATCCAGGCGATGTCGCTGTCGGTCAT